AAAATAAATTTCATAGTTGCCATTTTTAGATTCTTGTAAAAAATACACCAATGAAGTTGAATCTACATCTAAAATTTCTGTTACTTGATTGTAAACTTGCGTTGCTGTATTACCAACTGTATCTGATACAGTAACATATATTGTATTTGTATCAATATTAGTATCTGGCAAAATAAAGATGGATATTGGATTTGAATTTTCATTATAATTGAAATTATAACTTACCAATTTACCTTCATACAATTCAACGTTATCAAGAAAAAATTTAGTATCAGATTTAGTTACGGTTACATCTTGAAGTGATACAAAATTATATGAAATGTTATCAATTAAATTTGAACTGAATGTGGTACCTCTAGCGACAGTTAAAGTTGCCGGTGTATTATTCAAAGTAGTCACAGTAATATTCACAATAGCTTTTGGAGCAGAGTAAGAATATGGAATATAACTTAATGTTTTCGCATGAGACACAACTGAATCACGCAACAATGCTGTATCCAAAAATGCCTCATTGGCAACCATGTTAAGATAGTAGGCATTATAGTGGGTGTTATAAGCTAAAACATCTAACAAAACACTAAGTCCAGAACCTTCAAAATTGTAGTCTGTGAACTCAGTTTGTTGTTGTAGATATGATTTTAGATTGGTCTTGATTGTATCAAAATCAAGGTCTGTAATTTGTAAACGAGCGTTTGTTGCCATTTATCGTATCCGTTCAAGGAGAAAATTAATTACTATGGGTGCAGTTTGGTTTACAATAAAAAATTCCAAGTAAACTTTAAACCCATTTTTATCATAGTCAGCGGTTACATTTATAGTTTTAACTGTTGCCCTAGGCTCATAATTTACGATAGTCCGCTCTATCTCATCTTTTATGGTGGTTGCTGTGATATTATCAAGATTTTCAAATAACAACCTACGAACATTTGAACCAATATCTGGTTGAAACGGTTTTTCGTAGTGGTTTGTAAGTATAAGATTCTTTATGGAATTGACAACAGCCATCGGACCGATGGACTTACTAATGTCTTTCCGAACTGGATGAATATTAAAATTCAAATCCAAGTCTTTAAAATCTCTAACAATATCTGTGGTAACTGTAGCCATATCTTATTTATGAGTTAAGCCGAGAGACAAGTTTGTCCGAACCAATATAATTATTAGCTAATTGCGTATCAATAGGTCCCATATTTGAGAATTGAGACACTTTACCAAAATCTTGAACCACTTGAGCGCTATTTCTAAAGAAGGTTATATCGTGGTTTCTTCTAATATCAATCAAAGTGTTGGCAGTTTGAATGTGCGTGATAATAGTGTTTATCTGAGAACCAGTCAAATTTGATACATTTGTAACATTCAAAGAACTATTTAAACTAATTCTGTCAGTATAAATGATGGTGTTGTTGGCGTTCAATTGGTCAGTAACAAACAAACTGGTTAAACTACCCAATGATGCAGAGGCATTTGTTATACCATCAGTTTGATAAGTTAAATATATTAGAAATTTACCAAAACCCAAAGCACTTTCACGATATGGAAAATCTCTGGCAGAGGTACCGGCATCTGCAAGTGCGTTTACACCAGAAATATTATCAGTATGTGATTTAAACTGGTTTAGAGTTATTAAAAAATTATTAGCTGTATTTGCTAAGTTTGCACCTTCACCATTATAAGCTAAAGGAAATGTGTTTGCTGTAAATACAGTATTAGCTGTTTGAAAAATTAAATTTGTATTTGCATATAATGATGTATACACATTTGCAGTTGGATTTTGATAGTATCCACCAGTATTATTAGCTGAAAGGTCAGTTACTTGCCATTCTTTTGGTAAAAAACTTGGTGATGAATTTAGATGAGCTATTGCTTCATCTGATAATGTAAAAACTGTTGTATTGTTGGAGTCAAAATCAAAACCCAATCTTCCGTAAACACTTGCCATTTTATTTCCTTTTCATAATATATTAACCTGCCGCAATTTCACCAGTTGGCGCTGGTCTGTGTGTTAATCTTAAAATATAATTAACTACATCCGATTCCCATATAGAACCACCAATAATCGTTGTACTAAACAAAGATGTTAATGAAGCTGTTGTAACACTAAAACCAAATGTTCCAGATTTAAGAGCTCTAACATCACCAACCGAAGCAACTGGAAAACCAACTGCCAATCCGCCAGTTAATGAAACAAACCCTAAAGGACCAGCACTAACACCTGTGCCAGCATCAACTCTTGTTTTTGATGTTATTAAATCTCCTTGGATTGCTCCAGCAACATTTAAATCAGACCTCACTTGTACAACATCAGTTGCAGACAAAGAAATAGAGTTACCACCGTAATCTGCACCTGCTTGAATTGATACATCTCCTTGTGATATCACTTCAAAATCATCTACAACATTAGCATTGTATTTACCAGCAACTTTAAGATTATAATTTCCTTTTACATCAAGGTTATAATCTCCTTTAACTTCCATGTTGCAATCACCCATAACAGTTACACTACAACGACCTTGAATTAAAACTTTCTTATCTTTAATTGTAATTTCATAATCATCACCAAACACTTTGTGAACTTGGTCACCATTGGGGTGCATTTCAATAAAGGTGTAACTCTTGCCATGTTGTAAACGAATATTCTCACGACCTGGTGTATCGTCCATTGCAAAGAGATGGCCACCATCTGTTATTTTTACATCATAGTATGGATATATTGGTTGATTGGTTTCATTTACAGCTGATTCTGGTTCTGTCCAACCGGAATCACCAGCAACATTAGGTACATTTAAAGGTGAGTATGACATATTAAAGTGGGTTTGGAGTTCTAGTAAATGGTTCAGTAACAGCTGCAGCTGCAGCGGAAAGATTTTGTTGCAGCATTGCATCTAAAGCTTGTGAAGATGCTGAGTTAGCTTCTTCTGCTGTTGTTGGTGAAAACAAAGCTATAGCTGTGATTCCTACACCAGCAACAGCTGTAGTTGTTTCTTGCACAGCTGTTAATGTTTCAGTTACAGCTGCGGTTGCATCTTTTGCTTGAGCTATAATATCTGCAAAACCAGCACTATCTGATCCAGTTAATCCTGCATCAATTGCATTTGGATCAGCACCACTGCCAACAGCTGCAGCTGATGATATAATACTAGTAAAGACACTAACAATTAGTTTTCTTAGTCTTACTAAACAATCTGAAAGTAATTGAGCCAATTTTGCAGGTAAACTTAAAATCCATGCAATTATTGAACGAAGGGTTGCTATGTAAGCAATAACTTCTTTTGCAAAATCTGTGATTGGTTTAAGAATATACTTATTAAAATCTCTTAATTCTCTTGCAATATTTTTTAAAGTATTAATAATAAATGTTGTTACTCCGGATGAGTCAGTTCCGCCTAGCAACGCTAATATTTTACGAACAGCTTCTCTAATTGTGTTAGCAATAGCTTTTGTATATTTTGATAAATTTATATCTTTCTTCATTTCTAATATAAAATCACAAACATGGCTTCTTCTATCATTTGTAAAATCAAATGCCTTACAATAATTTTCTGTTGTTGGTGTTGATGGTTGACCAGCTTCAGGAGTATTAACACTTGTTGGTGGGTTAGTTTCAACAATAATTCCAGCTCTAACATTAGTTTGAGCAACTATTCCAGATTTTCTAACTGCTGGTTTTGATACCGGTGTCAGTTGAGCTTTCAACGCAGAAATTTGGCCCGGAATAGTTGCAACTTCATTTTTATATCTGGCTATGATAACCTGATTACCTTGTACGTTTGGATTTAGGCCTGCTAAACCGTTGCGAGCAATTCTTAGTCTGTCTTCTAAACGAGAGATTTGTGTTTGAATTTGTGCTTTTGTTTGTGCCTCAATAGCATTATCCGCTGCCCTTACTGATGCTTGTGTTGATGTAGTTTCTTTTTTGTGCGGCATTATATTTTCTCCTAAGCTTTTATTTTGGGTAATATACTCATCATGGCTGGTAATTGGTCAATTTCTTGTAAACTTGTAAATACCATTTAGTATCCGCCACTACTTGGTGTGCTACTACTTGGTGTGCTACTACTTGGTGTGCTACTACTTGGTGTGCTACTACTTGGTGTGCTACTACTTGGTGTG